CTTCTTTAACATATACTCTGTATTTAGCACTATCAATTTTCTGTTCTTGATTTACAGTATATGGTATCTTCGTTTTAAGCAATACTTTTCTGATATCACCACGCTTTATCTTTTCACCTCTTTGTATTCCAGATGCAACTACACCCACCTTCTTTGGTAGCGAATCATTGTCACCTATATTATACCAACCCATTGAATCCTTCAATGCAAAATCTAAAGTGATATTGGGCCTATTGATACCATTTATCGTTATACCTGACCAAACATCCGTAAACATATAACCATCAGTGTAATTTGCTGTTGTTGGCACATTTATATCTATTTTATAAACACCCTTTGTAACATGTGTAACATCACTTGGTGTGTATGCCGAAAACACATTATCATTATAGTCATATACTGTAACAGCTGGTATTGAATCTAAATTGGTTGGTGTACCACCCAAATTGACGTATAGATAAAGTTCGTTGTCTTTATCCAGATAAAAATCATGTCTATCATCATTTATGTGGTCAGCATATACGGTTTCAACAAATGGTTCATAAATACTTTGTGTGTGTCTTGTGAAGAATCCAACGTATTGATATTCTACTGACGGTAATTGTTCATATTCTTGTTGGTATGCCAATACTAAGCCGTTGTTAGTATCACCAGTAAGTAAACCATTTACGTAATCGGTAATATCCATCTCAAGGTTTTCATTACCCAATTCAAAATGTTGCGAAGCGATAGTAATGCCACTGGTTGCACCTGTAACAACACCCGATTCAGTCCAAGCTGATAATGTTGTTGCTTGAAACCAATTTGATGGTGTGGATGCCAATGCTGAACTACCAAAGATATATGCACAATTATTATAATCGTAACCGACACCCTCATCCCAATATTGCGTTACTGGAAATAATATCAAATCAAAAGATGATGAACGTTGTTTACCATCACATGTATCCTGACCCAACAATTCTTTATCTAAAGACCCTGTATTGGTCATTTTAAGCGTGTGAGTCATCTTTGTTATGTCTGGGTATGTTCCACCAGTGTAGAATGATTTAAGTCGCTCTACGTCAAAATAAAATAGGAATCTGGTATATGTCTGTGTAAGGGTGCTACCAGTTCCACCACCATAGAACAGTTCTGTAACTGGGTTTCTACCAGTATTAGTATAACTGTCCAGTTGTATTGTATTGTTCTTATCGAAAAAAGTTCTAACTACCATTTTTTGTGTTTATATATAAATATAAAACAAATCTAATTAGTTCACTTTTATATTCTTTGAAAGAATAGTTTCTACTGGATATTCCAAATATTCTTTAAGATAGTTTTCACCATCAACAGCCGATGGTTTAAGTCCAGGAAATCTATGAACGTGATTCATAAACGCCAACTCAAGTTTTTTAAGGTAATCCAATAATGTGTCACCAAAAGCTATTGGGTGTGCGTTATCAATAATATTTAAAAGTTCATCATCAGAAATATAGTTTTCATTATTACCTAATATATAATCCCTATCAGTGTCTGAGTGACCCAGTATGTTTATCTTATCAGAAACGATATTAATAACTGAACCATTTTTAGTATTTTTACCACCACTACCATCAGTTGCCGTTGGTCTTGTTGGTGAAAATTCTTCACCTGAAATATTGAAATTATAACCACCCTGACTAAAACCACGGAAGCCATTTGAATTTGTTGCTTGGTTTGAATTATTCTTTTTAGCTATCGGTGCATTATATCTAATTTGTATATAAGAAGGATTTTTTGAGTTGAATGTTAAATTATTATTCAATTCATGTTGACCAGCACGTATAAGTGATTCATTTTCTTTTAATATAATATCAGCGTTGTTTCTACCTTGTAGCGCAATATCTTCACGTTTAGGGAATATTCCTACAGCTTCTTTAAGTGTATCAATATCTAAATTTGGACTAACAGGTGATATTGCCAAACTTGACAATGCTGTTTTGTCTATAGTATCTTTTTCTAAGTATTGTGGTGTTGATATTATTGGCCCAAAATATAATCGGTCTGAGAATTTATTATCTGGGTCTAATAATATGATAAATACTACTTCACCGACTTTTGGTACGATGTTTATATGTTTTGGTAATAAAGGATAACAATTGGCCAACTGGTTATCAGTTAAATCCTTATCCATTGAATTGGCATCAATTCTACAACGTATTAGGTTTGGGTCAGCGTTAAACTGTTCATCAGCTTTCTTTTGAGCTTCGTTTGTTGTGTTTATAGCGACTTTACCAACAACCCTAACAACCCCAAGCTGTATTGTTGAGTTTTTTAGGTTGTAATTAAACGAGTTAGCTATACCAGTTGAAAACTTATTGCTCATTGTTACGTTGTTTTAATATTCTATTAATTTTAGCAAATTCTTTTTCAAGGTCAATTAACTTATCATAATCAGTTAATATTTTACTTTTCAAAGATTCATGTTCATTATAGAGTTCTTTGGCTCTAACAACTAAGTCATTATTTGATTTAAATTCGAAACTATCCATAATTCTTATTGTGCTACTCCAGCGCTTTCTGTAATATTAATATTAGTACCAACACTGGCAACTGGACCACCTAAATTACCAACGCCATTTGTTTGTACTAACATTGCACCTGGGTCTATTGTACTTGTTATTTTCATTTCGGTTTGTATAGCATTTACTATCTCCTCCATTCTAATTACCTCTAAAGCTGTCATAACATTATTACCCTCTTGGAATATTTCACCATTGACAGCATCTGATTCTGAAAATCTTGAGATTACTCTTGCTGCCATATCACGGGCACTTAAACCAGGCCTTAATTTAGCACCAATAAACACTAATGGTGGTGGTAATGTATCTGCTGGTTGTTTCATCAATGAAAATGCTGATAACAATATTTTCAATATGTTACCCATTGAACTAAAACTAGCGCTTGGTTGTGTTGTTGTTTTTTGTGTACTTCTTGTGCAATCAGCCATGTTAAAAAGTTATTGGACTATTTTCCCTTATTAGTCTTATCACATCTTGTGGAACCCCTACAAGACTTAATAGTATTGCTAATTGTGCGTTAGCTTTTTCTTTAAGTGCTTCAACTTGATTAGCAGCTATCAATTTTGTAATATATTTTAGTACCAATTGTAATAAAACTGTTATTATTATATCACGTATTTTATTTATTATATTTAACATTAATGTCTTATTTTGTTTTAATAAGTCAACAAAGTTAGTGTATTCAGCATTTTGTCCATAAACAATTTTATAGTTTAATACAAAAATTGCAACTATTTTAGGACCTAAAATTGCATTAACAAATGCCCTGATAAGTGATTTGAACATTAGACCTAAAAAGTCTAATTGTACTGAATATTCGTCAACTGGGTCACCAGCATATGTTGATACATGGTTGGCCATTGAGTTTATACCATCCTTAATCACTTCATGTTGTTCAAACCTACCACCAGTTAATGTTGCCGCACTGAATTGTTCTTTTATTTCAGTTAAAAAGTCTATTGGTAGGTCAACATTAACATCACCACATGTTTTAATTTGTCTTATACCGTTTCTTCGATTTGTGGCTCTTTGTTTGATATCTTGTAATTGTTCATTGGTAAATTCAAAATAGGTATCGTCAATTACATAATCACCATCGGCACTACTTATACAATCAATTATAGTATTAACCTGCTCTTCAAGTTCCAATTGTGATTCACTTTTATTAACCGAAAGGTTAAATGAAACCGAACCAAAAAGACCATCAATTATTCTGGTTATCAATTGTGTTGAAGGGAAGATTGTTAAACTATCTATGAAATCATTATTCAACTGAGTTAATGTAAGGTTATCATACGCTGGATTTGCATTTATGGTTAAAGTGTTGAATGGGACACTGGCGTTTTGACTAAATTGAAAATCTAAAATGTTATTCCATGATTGTGGTCCAGCATCTTGTATCGTATAGTATAAAAAAGTATTGAAGTCTGTTGAATTGAGTTGTGCTGAAATATCCTCATATAAAAGATTACCAGCTTGTGTTTCTGGGTCTACTTTGAATACCTCAAAGAAATCAATTTTCTTAACTTCGATTTCTATTCCAGAACCAGTACTCTGTAACCATGCTGGCAATGATGGGTCAACACCACATGACGTAAAACTTTTCAATTCAACCTTTAAAGAATCCTTAACCAAATCTTCCATTGTTTCGGAAGCATATGATAATATGTCTATTAGTGTGTCTCTTAGTTCTTCAAAACCAGTAAGTGATAAAACTAAATCGATTAAGAAATCTTGTGAGTTTGCTGAATTGTTTATTGATGGGAATGAGTTATTGGTCTTTAACTGTGGAAAATCGTCAGTTAAAGTTCGTAACGCTGAAATGTTACCAAATACCTTTTCTTTGTCGCTTAATATTGACATTATTCGTCATCTTCTGTTTTTGCTTTACCTTTTTCTTCAATCATTTTTCTTATCATACTGAAGTCATCTAAATTAACTTCAGCGCCAGATGTGTTAGCTAATGTAGCGGCAACATCACCAGCATGTTTGATTGAATCATTTTGTAGTTTAGCTATTTCCAATTTAACCTTTATATTAGCGGTTTTTTCTTTAATAGCGTCAGTCTTTGCTTTTGATATTTTTGTAAAATCATCGACATCAACTGGTTCAGCTGCTGTTGATAATTCGGTTATCGTTGATTGCGCATCTTTAATGTTAGCGCATGCTTCATTATAAACCTCTTGTAGTACACCTTCCAAGCTGGTTACATTATTAATCTTAACATGTTGTTTCTTTTTCCTCGGCATAATATAATAAATTAAAAGTCTGTTATACCTATAAATATCACGTAATCAATAATTTTGATTAATAGTCACCATTATCTATACCGTCCAATTTTACTAATTTATATAAAGTCTTATATCGTTTCATTGAGTGTCTTATATCTTTTGTTGATAATCCTGAGATATTTCGCATTATTTCCAGAATAGCAATTTTATTATATTTATTACCTTCACTCAATGTTCTTAATATTTCTTCACGTTCAGTTAATATGATAATTAAAGTTTCACCGACTTTTTCTTCAATATCAGTTAATTTCCTTTTTTCACCATTTTTAGCCAAATCCATCTCATCTCTGATACCATCTATTAACCCGTTGATGAATTTATCCAAATTAATATCAGGTGGGTCCATCTCGTATTGATAGTCGTCTGTTTTTTCTAAAGTAGTTTTGACATTATCCCATGAATCAAATTTAAGTTTATTTTTATCGTCATCGATAAGTCTACCAATCAGATAACGTTTGATTATTGTCCCATAATAAGAATAAGCTTTTGTATTCTTTGTACCATCAAATTTATCTGCTTTCAATATTAAATTACCCAACGCATCCGCATGTAATTCTTCAAATGATATGCCTTCTCTGTAGAGCTTGTATCTTTTTATGATGTATTCCACCATCTTATTCAGAGGCTCTCTTAGGTGTTTGTTATAGATTATGTTGCGTTCGATTTGACAATCTGAGGCAACATAATCAATAACTGCTTGTTCTTGTTCTGGGCCGAAATAATTTGTTGTTGATTTTTTTCGTCCCTTTGCCATACTATTGGTTTATGCTTCGTATGTTATTTTTCTATCTTCTGACCAATAATACTCTTTTTTAGCTTGGTCTAACCACCATTTTGATTCGGCAGGGTCAAGTTCTGTAGTATATGAATGGAAAAGTGAACCTTCCCTCATATTCATATGTTTATAACCAAATTTTGGAATTGTCATTACTTTTGCATCATTATATGTCATTCTCAATAAGAATTCATAAATGAACGTTAGTTTGATTGATGGTTTAAATCCACCAAAATTATCAAACAATTCCTTTTTAATTACCATACCATCAACATTGAAGTTCTGGTAAGCTAATAATGCGTCTGTATTTAAAATACCCATCTCATCGGAAAACCTATAAGCCCATACTGCTTCGTTGGTTGTACCGACAAATTGACCATTAGCGTCAACGTCAGCTATAATAGGTAAAAATATATCCATTTCAGGATAAGCGTTCTTATATTCAACGACATTTTTAAACCAGATTTTCGCATATTCATCATCGTACTCCAAGATTGAAAGATAAGTGGTTTCAACTTTAGTTACACCAAAATTAACTTGGCTACAAAAGTCAGTTTCACCATCATTTTCCAATACTTCAAAGATGTCTTTATTCTCACCGAAATTATAGGTTGACATGTACTTATAAGTATCACTTCCCTTTGGGGTAACAACTAACACTTTATCGGGTGTTACAATTTGTTCATTGATACTTTGTACAGCAATGTCAAATAATGGTTTTGTACTATCGGTTAGTTCGTGTACAGGTAGTATTACTGTTACGTCAGTTTTATTGCTCATTTGTTTCAGTTTTAGTTTCTTGTAATTGATTTGTTTTTTCCATTAAGGCTTCTATTTCACTAATTCTATTTCGCATTAGATTACCATATACGACCTCAATCTTATCTCGTTGAACGTCTGATGTATATGTACCTCTGGTTTTTTCCATATTCTCTAGAATTTCAGCTGGTTCACTGTCTTCAAGATATAGTTTTAAATATC